AAGAAATTACGGGTCAAGTGCTGCAAAACACGTTGACAACGTTAATTAGTCAAGTCGGAGCAAATGCGACGTTTGCCGGGATTGCCACGCCGGACACCGCACCGGGAACACCCGACCAAAATATTTTTTATATAGCGAGTTCAAATGGAGTATATTCTAATTTTGATGGTTATAAATTAGAAGATGAAATTGTACTTTTTGTAAATGAAAGTCAAAGTTGGAAACATGTTCTATGTAATATATATAATAAAGACAAAGTTAAAAAAAATGCGGCAAATGATATTAGTAATATTATTGACGTTATAGGAATAAAAACAAACGTGTATGTAGATAAACGTGGAGAAGAAGTATATACAACGGCGGCAAATAGAGAATTATATGAAATAGATTTATCAAGAATACCAATTGGAACTATCGTTAAAATAAAATATAAATCATTAGGTTCGTCGGCTTATGGAATTACTGTTTATAATGAAGCGGGTGGAAAAATATATCAAGGAGAAGCAGGCAATAACGATATTAAGGAAGAAACATTTACAATATCAGATAATTATAAAAAATTAAAATTAAACTTTGATAATACATTTACTCCATATTTTTATAATGATAACAAATTAGAAATACAGAAAATAAATGATTATTTAAGTGGAGGGCTGGTGGATTATGATATAGAATTTTTAAATACGGGAAAATATCAACCAATTTACAATGTAGGAGATACCGCAAATAGTGAAGCTACCCCATTTACAGGTTATGGAACTTTAAAAATAAAATGTTCTGAAAATGATACATTCTATTTAAAATTACAAGGCGGTAATAATGCAAGGGCTTATGGATTTACTGATGAAAATTATAAAGTATTAGAGTGTTCTAATGCTTATGAAAAAATTGACGGGGAATTTGTTGCACCTAAAGAAACGTATTGGCTAATATTAAATAATAGTTTTACAGGACAATATTCTTTATTAGACCCTAAAGTAATAAGATATGGTTTGTCTAATAAAGTAAACACCATAAATGAAAATCTTACAAAAAAGATAGATAAATTAGAAGAAGAAATTATTAGTAATGTTAGTGTTGTTTTAACCCCAAAAGAAACATTAGATAATAAATATCTCAATACAAGTGGAATTATTGCAAATACATCCGCTTTAAATAGACGTATAAACAAATATGATATAAAAAGAGGAATAGAGTATGAATTAAATTACACCGAAGGTAATAATAAAACTATTTCATATTCAATAGTGAATGGAGAAGGAGATATTATAAAATTAGGAGATGTTGGAAAAGATGAGGGCAAAAATAGAATTATAACAATAATATCAGAAGGAGATTATACACTAAATTTGTTTACGGCTAACAAAGATTATATTGGGGTAAAATCATTATCTGAAACAGATAAGAAAATAAACAATATAGTAAATGAAATATCCAACATAGATAAAAAATCAACAAATACAGCAGGATTCTTTTTGCCCAATAAATCTATTTTATTAAGTGGGGCTTCAATTTCAGAAAGTATAAACGGATATTTTGAACATGCTATGTTAGATTTAGGAATAACAGAATATAAAAATCTATCAGTAGCCGGAACTAATATATTTAAACTTTGTAATGATTTATATTCAAATGGTTTAAATTATGCAAAAAGCTATGATTTATTAATTATTAGCCATGTACATAACTTTGATGTGTTTAATTTGCCGGATAATATAAAAGATATGACGGCTGAAGAATTAGAAAATAATAATGAATTTGGTACGTATATTACGACAGAAGATTACGTAAACGGAACTCCACCCGCTACATTGTCATATACTACTGACCAATTGTATGCAATAGGTTACGACTATTCAATAAAAAAATGGATAAGTTTGAATTACAATCTAAAATCTGAAATTGGATATGATTCATTTTTTGGTAAAGCGGCGCAAATATGTTTGTACACATATTGGCATGATGCAAGAACTATTTATAACGAAGCTATAAGAAAATTAGCTAAAAAATGGAATTTGCTTCTTATAAAAGATGATGAAAATATTGGATTTTCAAAAGATAGAGTTCATCCCGTAACTAAACAACAATATTCAATATTATATACAAATTCTTCAAAGTATCAGAAATTAGAAATTATTGATGGCGTAATATATGGTTTTCATCCCGACACAATTAGTGTAGAAAATCAAAACACTTACAATAGTACAAAAAAAATGTTATTGGAATATTTGCCATATATACAAAAAAGGCGTGCAGCGATTTTAATTAAAACTTTAAAAAATGCAATTTTAATGCCAATTTAAATTATGGAAAGAATTTTTAATTGGGAACAATGGCGTATGATATTCGCCACGTCGTTAAGCCCGGTTTTAGCCTATTTAACCCCAACGGCTGGATTTATGTACGCATTGATTATAATGTTTGCTTTCAATATTTGGGCGGGTATGCGGGCGGATGGGGTAAGCATAAGGCATTGCAAAAACTTTCGTTTCAGTAAGTTTAAAAACGCATTGGCGGAATTGCTTTTATACGTTGCCATTATATACGTTATTTATTCGGTAATGCTGCAATGTGGCGATAATGAAGCCGCCAAAGTAGTAATTAAATCGCTTACTTATGTTTTTATGTATGTGTATTTGCAAAACGCATTCCGCAACCTTATTAAAGCATATCCCACAAAGGTTGCGTTGCGTATTATTTATCACGTTATCCGGTTGGAGTTTACACGGGTATTGCCGGGATATTGGCAACCGATAATTGAGAGATACCAACGGGAACACGATAGCGATATTATTAACGATAAAGAAAAGGAGGGCGAACAATGAACCAAACAGAGATTTTAAAGTATTTGGAGGAACAAAAAACAACCCGGACGATTACGGATTTGATTGTACATTGCACCGCAACCAAGCCCGGCGCAAAAGTCAATGTTGATGTTATCGACGGTTGGCACAAAGAACGGGGATTTAAGAAGCAACCCCAAAGCGGGCGAATTTGTGGTTATCATTTTGTTGTGTTGCCGGACGGGACGATTGAAACCGGGCGTTACTTATCGGAAATTGGGGCGCACGTGTCCGGGCAAAATTCCCGGTCTATTGGTGTTTGTTATGTTGGCGGTTTGGATGCCAACGGAAAAGCCGCCGACACCCGAACCCCGGAACAAAAAGAGGCTTTGATATGGTTGTTGTCCCGGTTAGTCTGTATGTTCCCGGATGCAACCATTAAGGGACACCGGGATTATAGCCCGGATTTGAACGGCAACGGCGTTATTGAGCCGTGGGAGTATATGAAAAGTTGCCCGTGTTTTGATGCGGCAATTGAATATAGTAACATTTAATCAATACGTTTATGACAAAGAAAGAAAAAAAAGAGTATTTGGAACAATTGGTTGCAAACCAAGGGAACCAAGCGGGAATAAGTATTTCCCCGTTGTTGAACGCTATCATTGCAGATTGCGAGGACGTTTTCACGGTTACGGTTGAGGAAAACGAGGCGGACACGAAAAACGTTACCAATCCACAAGCGGAAATAGATGCTTTCATTGATGCCGTTAACGCCGACCCGTTACACAACATTCCTAAAGTGTATATTTCCGGCGTGGTTATTTCGTTTTCTCAATTGGAGATAAACGAGGACGAAGTAAATAGCACGGTTGAGTTTGTCGGCGGGCATTACACGTTGACTTTGAGCAAAACGCCGGATAGTTCGTTAATCGTTTATACCGCAAACGCATGAAAAAGTATTTGATTGTGGCGGCAATCCTTTTGGCGGTTGCCGCCGCCTTTTGGGTTCAGCAAAGGCGAATTAATAGTTTAACAGCCGAGCGGGATAAATACCGGAGCAATACCGAAACGTTGTTGCAAGACGTAAAGACGTATCAAACAAAAGATAGTTTGAACGCCGCAAAGGTTGGAAATTTGGAGTTGAAATTATCCGAATATAAAAAGTACCGGGCGGATGATGCGGCGTTAATCAAATCGTTGCAGACAAAAAACCGGGATTTACAAAGGGTTACGACGGCGCAAATGGAAACGATTAACGAATTGCGGGCGAACGTCCGGGATAGTATTGTATATTTGCCCGGCGACACGGTTACGACCGTATTACGTTGTATTGATATTGTGGAACCGTGGTTTGAGTTGCACGGATGCACGACGCCCGCTGGGGTATTTACCGGGACGCACATAAACCGGGATAGTCTGTTAATAGCGGAAACGGTGCAATATAAACGCTTTTGGGGGTTCCTTTGGAAAACCCGAAAGATTAAGAACCGGGAAATTGACGTTGTAAGCAAGAACCCGGCGACCCGAATATTGGGGGTTGAGTTCGTAACCATAGAAAAGTAATAAACTGGGGGTTGTAACAAGGCGTTGCAACCCCTTTTTCTATTGAGCCATTTTTAGCCCGTTTCAGGGCATTTTATTTCAAAGTGGATAATTTACCCGTCCAGCTTGCAAAAGCCGCTTAAATCGAAAATTCCAAGAAAATAATATTAGTATGCCGATAATATGAGAAACAAAAATAAAACTTCTTATATTTGCACTATCAAAATACTAAAATATAATTTTATGGAGAATTGGAAAAACATTAAAGGTTATGAGGGATTGTATAAGGTTAGTTCATACGGTCGAATAATGACAGTAAGGAAAAACGCAATACTTTGTCCCGCAAAAACTATTAGTAATGGTTTAACCGTATCATTGAGTAAAAACGGAAAGGTTGAGAAAAAGCAAGTTAGCCGATTAGTTGCGGCGGCTTTCATTCCGAACCCGGATAACAAACCATGCGTTGACCATATCGACGGCGTACGTTTTCATAATTTCGTTGAGAATTTGCGTTGGTGTACGCAAGACGAAAATATGAATTACGAATTGGCAATAAGGAATAAGACAAAATACAATTTTCCAATTGAGGGCGTCGGATATGATGGCAAAGTATGTGTTGAGTTCTTAAATTACAAGGATGCACAGAAAAAAGGATTTGATAGAACGCAAATAAAAAAGGCGGTTGATACGGGAAAACCATATAAAGGCATACATTATCGAATAAAAACCAAAAAATAAAAAATAAAACCTTTGGTAATTAAAATAAAGGTTGTATATTTGCGTCATCAAACAAGAACGACCGGGCGTTTTCCCGGAAAATAGAGAGCGAAACAATATGAATACTCAAAGTATTTATAACGGATTAGATTACACAACAAGAGAGATTAACCATAATTTCAAAATCAAGGTTGCCGGAATGGTAAACGGGAAAAAGGTTAATACTTTGGTTGGTGTGTCGGGCTTAATTAAGATTGTAGGCGACATTAAATTAGTCAACCGTCTGTTAAAGCGTGCGTTTAATTGTTACGGCGACAAAGAAGTTTGTAAGTTACGCCGTGGTATTAAGATTACATTTTACTATCAATAAGAACGACGGGGCGTTTCCCCGGAATAATATAATTTTCAAGTTATGGAAACAAAGAAAAGAACACAGGCGGCAGATATTGCCGAGATTGCAACCAAATTGGACGGTAAAGTTAATTTTTCGTCGATAGTTTATAGTCAACAAATGTTAGACGAAAAGTATAGGGAAACGGGTGTTAATGATATGTATTTTATCGGCAAAAAATTTGGGTTGTGGTTTTATACAAGCCGGGCGGCATTAGATAGCCTTTGTTATCTAAACAAAAAGGATTTCCCAACGTGGGTATTGTGTGAAAATTCATTGAGTTTATACGAAATTAAAAAGTAATGTTTAATCAGCCGGGGGAAACCCCGGCATAATAACAAAGATTATGGCAAAGTATATTTTAGTCAAGAAAGAAAAAGGAAAGAAATTTGAGTACCAAGTTATCCACGCCGAAAGCAAAGCAATCGTTTCAAAACGAACGTCCGCCCGTGATTATGTGGCGTGTGTTGTTGATGGTTCGTATTATTTCGGGCGGTTAGATTTAATCGGGAAAGGCGACCACGGTAAACAATTAAGTTGGGTAAACAAAATTTTATCAAATCCCAAAAAGGCATATAAAGAAATGGCGGCAAATTGGGTTCCGGAGTATAGAAAACAATGGATTGCAGAAAACCCCGCCGAACAATGGATTGCCCGAAACGTTCAGAGTGCTAAAGAGGAAAAAGAGATATTAACCACAATTGCATATTTGCAGTAACAATAAGCCGGGGCGCAATCCCCCGGCATAATAATTTAGAGCGATGAATAAAACGAAACGTTACCGAATAAGTCAAGAAATGTATAAGATAATCCAAAATGCAAACGGCGGGTTATTTTTGCTTTATACCCGGCATAATCCCGGCGATGTGTTAAACCTATTATTGGATGGCAACGATATTGGGTTGCTTTGTCAAGTTGAGAGCCGACACGACCAATATTATAAGTATTGCAAAGTAATTACGGAGGGCGTATAATGAGCCGTAACAGAGAGCGACAACAAGAATTGCAGCCGGGGCGGGTCGATTACGCCCGTACCCGGTTGGAGGCGTTGGGTTATCCGGTTACGGAGGTAAACGCCACGACCTTACAATTTACTTTCCGGGGTTCCCCGGTTACATTATACCCGTATTCCGGTTGGTTTACCGGGCGCACCGTTACCGATGGACGGGGAATTAAGAACCTATTAAAACAAATGCCTATGCGATTTGCGTTAAGACGTCAAGAAAAAATAAAAGCGGCTTTTGAGCCGAACGGGGACGAAATATTAGCCCGGATAAAAGAGAGTTTAACCCGGTATTTTTCCGCCGACCGTTCGGAGTTCCCGGAGGGGTTCCGGGATATTGAAAGCGATTATAACCAATTGCCGGGGGAACCGTACCCAACTATTGCAATAAACGACGTCGGAAACGCCAACCGTATGATTGAGTTCTATGTTACCGGGAAACAATACGACGTTTACCATGTAGCATTTAAGGGATTTACAAAGGGTTAATATATGGGAATGATAAAAAGGAATTGCGACAATTGCGGCAAAGAATACAACGCCGATACCCGGAATTTACGCCGAGGTTGGGGACGTTGTTGTTGTAAGAGTTGCGCCGCCCAATTGAGGGAAAAGAATAAACCCGGATATAACCCGGAACGGGTCGCCGTAAATAATGCACGCCGGAAATTTTGGGCGGATTGCCCGGAACCGGAACATTACCCGTTGAGTTATGACGGGGCGGATTTCGACCAATGGGGGGATTGTGAATTTGGAATACATGATTAAAAAGATAACCCCCGACGCAATGAAGTAACGCCGGGGGTTGGTACGCAGTAACCGAGAGCGATGTTTTAGGTTATGCGGTGCAACAAAATTAGTGCTTTTTATCTGTATTACAAGCGTCCAACATGAACAAATAAAACTTTCAAAGGTTTTATTTTTGGTAATACAAATATTATTTATACATTTGCAGAAACAAAAACCCACCGGGGGAGTACCCGGCAAAGATATGAGAATAAAAGAGAGCGATTTATTAAAAAAATTGGCGACCGATAGCGGGAAAACAGCCAACCAAGTTGCCGAAATTATCATTTCGGAATTACTCAAAAACAAAGTTATTGAGGACACCCCGGAAAATTGGGGCGTTTCCGTTTTCGATGCAATAAACGAGGACGTAACCGAGGAACAAACCGCCAATTGTTATGCGGCTATTTCCGAGGCATTGGGCGTGTATCTGAAACGGGTATATTTCATTGTCCCGGATTTGGATTTAATGGGTAACGACGATTGCCCGGAATGCGGCGGCGAAATGGAAGTTACCGACGGGGAATATAAACAGACCGGAGGCGACGGATATTTGACCCCGCCGGAATATACCGCAATTTGGGAGGAAATGACGTGTACGCATTGCGGACACAAAGAGAGCAACGAACCGAGTTATTAACAATAAAAGACTAAAGAAATGGCAGAAATGACGAAATTAAGAGTAAACGAGGCAATCGCACGGGCGCAAACCGCCGGAATTAAAGTTTATAAAAAAGAGGTTGCCGCCCGGTTATGGGAGGGACGCACCGAAAGCGCACAACAAGTTAATATGACTAACTTATGTAACGGAACGACTAAACAGATACGCCCGGAATGGGTCGTTATCATTTGCGAAATGTGTAATTGTACCCCTAATTATTTGTTTGGTTATGAAGAATAACGGGTTACAATGGTTTGAACGCATGGCGGACGTTATGTTTTCCGATAGGTTCCAAGCGAAAGCGATTATTGCGACGTTTGGGACGTTGGGCGTTGTTTGTCTGATTGGCGCATTTTGGAACCCGTGGCAATTGATGTTTGCGGGTCTGTGTGCCGCAATGGTGTTATGTGGATTTTCAGAATTAAAAAAGAGTATAAAATGAGAGCGAACAAAAAGAAACCGGAAAACCCGGTACAAAAGACGGTTGAAAGTTTGGGAGCCGTTCCCGCCGACCAATTCCCGGAAATTACCGAGGAACAACAACAAATAATCCCACCGTTTGAAGCGGTCGAGGTTGAACAACCAACCGGAATATTTGAGATATTGCCGGGCATGACGGTTGAGGAAATGACGGCAATGTTTTTTGATGAAAAAACGTTGATTGAACCCCCGTATAAGGTTTGGCAATTGAATAGTAAGGGACACCGCTATTATTACCGATACGACGACAACGGGAACCCGGAGTTTTTCCCGTCGGTTACAACGATATTGTCCCAAACGTTACCCAAAGCCCCGCACTTGATACAATGGATTGCAAACAAAGGCATTGAGGAAGCGGAACGATACAAAGGCGAACGGGCGGCGTATGGTACGTTTATGCACGCCGCATTTGAGGAATTATTAATTAACCGGGCTTATGATTTGGACGGGTTAAAAGGCAAACTAAAGGAATATATAGAGGTTTACCGATTGCCGGACGACTTTATTTATTACGCCGACGATTTGAAAAAGGACGTATTGGCGTTTGCTCAATTCGTATTAGATTACGACGTTCGCCCGTTGGCGGTTGAAATTGCGTTAGTGCATCCATATTATAAGTATGCCGGAATGATTGATTGCCCGTGTACCATGTTGGCAAAGATAGGCGGCGACGAACGTATTAACGCAATCGTCGATTTTAAGAGCGGGCGCAAAGGTTTTTACGAGGAAAGCGAGATACAATTAGGAATGTACCGGGATATGTGGAACGTCAATTTTGAGCAATTCCCCGTTACACGTATTTTCAATTTCAGCCCGAAAGATTGGCGCAAACGTCCGTCGTACAATCTGAAAGAACAAACAGATAGCCCCAATATTCGGAAAATCCCGTATCTATTGGAAATTGCGGCTATTGAGGACGAAAAGAAAGATAATACGTTTACGTCGGTTAATGGTATGGTATTGTTAGACAATGCCCCGGATTTAACGCAAAACGTAATATCCTTATCGTTGGCGGAATTGATTAAAACGAAAGCCCCAAAGGAGGCGACCCCGGACGAAAACACGGACGCCGCCGAGAAAGTCAAGGCGGATGCACCGGAACCGGAAAAGGAGCCAAAGAAAACAACCATTGTTAAACGTGCGCCCAAAAAGGCAAAGGAGGCGGAAAAGAAAGCCGCCACGGGCAAAACGACCGCAAAGCGAGGTAATACCACGGAAAAGAAAGTAAAGCCCGCAAACGAGCCTAAAAAGCCCAAAAATGAAAGTAGAAAAAAGATGTTGAACGACGACCCCGAAATTTGATTGAGATATGAAAGGAAGAATAAAACGACCGGAGGCGCAACAATCCCGTTTAATATTGCCCCGTGTCGGTCAAATAAAAATCGGTATGAAAAACGCAAACGGTTATCCTAAAAGCGTTGATTACTTCATACCAACGGGAAAGTATGCCGGGTTATTTACGCAAGCATACGGCGAAAAGCCGCAAACAATACAAATTGTTTTCCCGGACGACGACCCGGCAAAAGTATGTAACGAGCGTTACGAATACCGGGACGACGACGGGCGATTGATTGCGGCGGGCGATGGCGACACTTTCCAAGTATGGGACGGAAAGAAATACGAAACGTTGACAACGGAGAAATACCCAAACTTAATGCAGTCGATAACCAAGCGTTACCCGAACAAAAAGAGCCGCCAACCCGATTGCGACGGTTGGGAGGTTACATTAACGCTAAACTTTATTGTTCCGTTGGTTCGTGGGGTTGCCGGGGTTTGGCAATTCGCCACAAAAGGCACGGCGTCCACAATCCCGCAAATCCGGGAAACGTTCGACGGTATGTTGTTTGAACGGGGATTTTGCAAAGGCATTATCTTTGATTTGAATGTACAATTTGCCACGACGCAAAAACCGGGCGACCGTTCCCGTTTTCCCGTCGTGTCGTTGGTTCCCAATGAGAGTGCCGACAATGTTTTGAAAGTGCGTAAAGCATGGGAACCCGTTAAAGAATTGGAGGGCGGACACGATGGCAACAATTAAACAAATTGAAATACCCGTTGAAACGGTTATCCGGGTTAATAATATTCCGGTTAAATGTATGATTGCCGAATTTTGGCATGATTGCAAAGATTGTTTTTTCAATAAATACCCCGGAAGTTGTAAACGTATTGTTTGCAAGGCTGATAAAAGAACCGATAATATTAATGTTTATTTTACGGAGGTATGACAATACGGGATAGCAATTTTATAACCATATTAGCCCCAATGATTACGAAACTTAAATTGAAAGGTAACGAATTGTTGGTTTTCGCTTTGATACATGGTTTTAGTCAAGACGGCGAAAGCCGTTTTAAGGGTTCATTGCGGTATCTTATCGAATGGACGGGATTAGATAAAAGTACGGTTATTAAGTTACTCAAACAATTAGTTGATAAGCAATATATTAATAAATTTGAGTACGAAAAAAACAAGGTGCGTTATTGTGAATATACGTCTAATTATTGGGTTGCTTTGGAGTGGTTGGAAAATCCAACTACCCCCCGGTTGGAAAATCCAACTACCCCCCGGTTGGAAAATCCAACCCCCGTGGTTGGAAAATCCGACACAATAAAGATAGATGATATTAATACCTCTTTTGATAATGATAATACCGGGGTAAAGAACCCCGGATTATTCCCGGATGAAGAAACAAAGGTTGAGGAACCAAAAGAGAAAAAAACGTTGTTCCGCAATTCCGCCGTTTACAAAATGGTTAAATTTGAAAACGGCGTTGGTGTGGATTATTCCGAGTTTGAAAGTAAGTTTGCGACCCCGGAATTTGAAAAGGTCGATTTGGTTTATTACTTTCATTCGGTTAGCGATTGGAGCGACCAAAAGAATATGAAGCGAACTAAAAACGGTTGGTTGGCGACCGTCCGCAATTTCATACGGGGGGACGTCGAAAAGAAAAAGTTGCATTTGAAACCCGAATACAAAGCCCCAACGCAAAGATTGAACGTTGCCGGGGCTATTGAGTATTTGAAAGATGATTATTAACATGGAAGCATTACCCGAAAAGACAAACAGATTGCCACAAACGTTGCCCGAAAAACGACAATCCGCCGCCGTTTTGCTTTATAGCGGAACGGCAAAAGCAATTGACGTTCGCCGGGCGATGGTTGAGTTACCGGAGGTTGCTAAAGCATTAACCCCGGTTGAAAAGTATATTTTCGTGGCGTCCACAAAAAAACAGATTGCCGAGATTGACGACGAAACGTTGATTGCCAAAACCGGGCAAATGTTCCGGTTTATCGCAATGGACGTGGGGTTTATCATTCCCACGGAAAACCGGGACGATTGGACGTATATTTGTACCCGGTTGTTGGATTTGCTAAAACGCTATTATTCGCAATTAACATTATCCGAGGTTAAATTAGCGTTTGAATTGCTGATTACCGGGGAATTAGACGACTATTTGCCAAAGGATAGGGACGGCAACGCCGAACGGAAACATTACCAACAATTCAACGCCGATTATTTCGCAAAGGTATTGAACGCATATTGCCGGAAACAAAACCAAGTTATCGGCAAAGCATATACAGCGTTGCCGGAACCGAAAAAGGAGTTAAGCCCGGAGCAAATCCGGTATTATCGCAATCAATCGGTTATGACTTGTTTAATGTGTTTTATGCGCTATAAATATACCGGGCGTTTAGTGTTTGGATTAACCGACGAAATGTTTGTTTATAATTGGTTGTTGGGCGTTCGGTTAGCGGATGAAGTGAAAGAAACCGAGGACGACCGGAAAGAAGCATATAACCGATTTTTGGCACGTGCCGCCCGTGGGTTCGTTAATGAATTTACGGTTTATCACGTTCGTAAACAAGGAACCCAAAGCCCGGAAATTGATTATACAGCCTTTGAGGTTGCCCGGCGTAAAGAAATTAAACGGACTTTCGACCGAATGATTAAGGACGAAATTTATATTTACCATTATTTGAAATTTGAAAAATGAAAATAGATTGCATTATTGGAATTGACCCCGGAGCCGCCGGGGGTATCGTGGTTTGGCGACCCAACCACAATGCAACGGCAATAAAGATGCCGAAAGATATAAACGAGATACGGGATTTTCTCAATTACTACAAAGAGATTTGCACGCCGATTGTCTTTTTGGAAAAATTGAGCGTTCGCCCGGACGACGTAACGGTTGGGGATGCCGGGGCAAATATGGGTAAATTGTACCGCATTCAAAAGATGTTGCAAAACTTTGAGCATTTGAAAGCTATTATAACCGTCGCCGAAATACCATTTGTTTTGGTTAATGCTATGAAGTGGCAAAACGACCTTAAATTGCGTATCAAAGTAAAAGGGAAAAAGGAGGAAAAGGTAGACCGCAAACGACGGTTCCGGGATATTGCCGGGAAATTATACCCGGAAATTACCCCGGCGTTGTGGAATGCGGACGCAACGTTAATAATGCACTTTGGACGGTTCATTTTACAAAACAACCCCCGTTGGGTTTTGGAAAATTTGCCCCAACAAATGCACAACCGTTTATTTTAAGCCCGTAGGGACGTTTAATTATTCAAATGGTTGCTTATATGGCAGACGAAACAAAAGCCCCGCAAATCGAAAATCCCGAAAAAATAACGGCAAAAGATTTGGCGGAAATGGTAAAACAGATGCGGCACAACCAACGACGTTGCCAACGGAACCCAACCCCGGAAAAATTGGCAACGTTGGAAAGTTGGGAACGCAAAGTTGATGCGGTCGTTGCTGTATTGACCGATACACAAATGAAATTGTTTTGATATGGACGAAATGGATTATATCTATTTAGGCGACCGATTGACCCGCCCGGAATTGCGACGTATGCCGTGCCGGGCGGTTCGTCGTTCTGATGGTAAATGTATAAGAGGGCGCAACGGCAATATGTTAGTTGAGTTTGACGGCGTGGGTAAATGCGTTATTTTGGGGCGATTATTGCGGAAAATAAAAAAATAGCCGAAAATAAAAGATAAAAGTTTTGGTAATATAAAAACTATACGTATATTTGCGGCATGATAATAACACGACCGGGCGTTTTCCCGGTAACTCTAAAATTAAAAGATATGAGAGCGAAAACAACAATTAGCGATTTCCGGTTTGAATTTGCCGGGTACGGACATTACAAAGTAACCTACACGTCCCCCGTTACCGGGAAACAATGGACGGCAAAAACAAATGATATGCCGTTGATTGATGCGACAAAGAACGCCGACGAACCCAAACGCCGGGATTTAGAAACGCTTAAAAGAGTTTGCAAAAATGGATAAAGACGAATTGGGAGCCGTTCGGCACGCAATGACGGCAAAGGAATTAAACGACTTATATAAGAGTTTGGAAAATTTCATTGCTGATTGTACCCGGTCAGAGGTTGACGCCAACCGGGATGCGCTTAACAAGGTGCAAACCATGATACACCAACGAATGAGATTAACAACAAAATAGTAATAACCGCCGGGGGAAACCCCGGCATAAACAATTAGAGCGATGTATATTAAGAAATTGGAATTGTTGAATTTTCAAGTTATCAAAGAGTTCAACGCAGATTTTGAGGGTAATGTATATTTCATTACCGGGGACAATGAGTTAGGCAAATCAACCCTTTTAAAAGCAATCGGCGCAATGTTGACCGGGAACCGGGACGCCGTGTTGAAAAATGGAGAGGACAAAGGGTTTGCAAAAATGGTTGTAGGTAACGACGGCGAAAATTACGAGGTCGAATTAAAGTTTACCAAAGCCAACCCCCGTGGGACGTTATCCATTAAATCCCAAACAACCGGGATGCGTTCGGATAACGTTTCTATGTTGCAAAAGATTTTCGGCTACCAAGACTTTGACGCCGTGGAGTTTTCCCGTTGGAGCGAAACCGCCGAGGGACGCCGCAAACAAATTGAGGTTGTAAAGGCTTTGTTGCCGGAAAAAGTGCGCACCCGTATTGCAGAAATTGACGCCGAGGTTACGACCGTTAAGGACAAAAGAAAAGACGCCAACGCCGAGGTTAAGACGTACACAACCATTTGCGCCAACGCCGAAAAGCAATTGAAGCCCGGCGACGTCAAAACGTATGCCGAGAAAAAGGATATTACGGCGTTGATGGAAGAACAAAACGAGAACGCCCGGTTAATTGAGAAAGCAAAAACGGTTCGCCAAACCCGGCAACAAAGGGTTGAACAATTGGCGGCAATCCCCGGACGAATTAAAACCGCCAACGATAACCACGATAAAGCCGTTGCGGTTATTGATACCAATTTAGCGAATGAAGAAAAAGAGGTTGCCCGCATTATCGCCGAGGCGCAAAAACGGTTAGAGGACGCCAAAAAAGAGGCGAAAACGTCCCGTAAAAACGTCGATGCCGAATTAAAGGAAACATTGGCAACCATTGAGGCGGAAAAAGCCGATTTTGAAAAGCGCAAAGCGAATGCCGACAAATGGTTAAAGGAATACGAAGCCAATAACCCGGAAAATTTAGATACGGCGGAACAACTGAAAAAAGCCGAGGAACACAACCGTATCAATGCGTTGGTTGTAGATTACATGGCAAAGAAGAAACAAAAGGAAGCCGCCGAGAAAACCGCCCGCACGTTTGAGGACAAATTAGGCGCATTGGCAAAGGAAAGGGAAACACTTATTGCAACGTCCAAATTGCCGATTGCCGGGCTTTCGTTCACGGACGACGGGTTAGAATTAAACGGCGTGCCGTTCGTTGCCGGGAAAGTGTCAGATAGTCAAATTATGGAGGTTGCCGCCAAACTGATTATTGCAAGCAATCCGACGGTTAAGGTATTCCGCATTGCGAGGGGCGAAAGTTTGGGCGAAAAGCGATTACAGGCGATTATAGACATTGCAAAGGCAAACGGTTTTCAAGGCTTTATTGAGGAAGTGAAGCGGGGACAAACTGATTTAGTTGTTGAGGAATACACGGAAAACGAATAATAACCGGGGGCGGGCTTTCCGTCCCCTTAAAATCTAAAACAATGGCATATACATTGAATGATAATTTGAAACGTTGGGCGGAACAATACGAAACCGCCGAGTTTATTCAATCCGACCCGGTGCAAATCCCGCACCGTTACGATAGTCGGGTAAATATTGAGATTAGCGCATTTGTTACGGCGTGGATTGCGTGGGGTTCCCGCAAACAGATAATCCAAAAGGCGGATTTTATCGACCGGGAAATTTTCAAGGGTGCGCCGTATCATTACATTGTTGGAACCGATACGCAGGGAGCCGCCCCGGAATGGAAGCAATACAAAGGCAGTAAAGAGAATTTTTATAGAACGTTTACATACGCCGATTTTCACGACCTTTGCGCCCGCTTGTTTGACGTATATAGTAAATTTGAGAGTATGGAAAAGGCATTGCAAGCGCAACCGGGCGGGCGTCCATTGGAGCAATTACAACGTCTTTTCGGCGATGTTAAGGGCGTGCCGGATATGGAAACGAAAAGCGGTTGCAAACGCTTATGTATGTTTTTGCGTTGGATGTGTCGGCACGGTTCCCCGGTTGATTTTGGTTTGTGGACGATTTGCAACCCCCGTAATTTGATTATTCCATTAGATACCCACGTACATAAACAGGCATTGCGGTTGGGGCTTGTAAAACGCCGGACGCCGGATTTGCAAACAGCCATTGAGATAACCGACCGTTTCGCCGAGATATTCCCGGACGACCCGACAAAGGGCGATTTTGCGTTATTTGGTTATGGAGTGAACAACGGTAAGGTTGCACCCGTTACGGCGGAACCGGAGCCGGAAAAAGAGCAACCAACCGCCGTGGCTGATTTGTCGATTGCGGACGTTTTGAAAATGCGATTATTTTACGATAATGCCGCCGCCGAAATTCGGGATATATGGGAAAAGCGAGAAAAAGCCCGTAAAGAGTTGAAGCCGGGCGAACGTTTGCAAGCGCACCCAATCGACAAATTGCACGCCGCCGGATTGTTGGAGCCGGGCGAATTTGTCGTTACGTTCGCAAAGATTATGGATAAACGGGAAACCCGATTGTCAAGCATGGAACGGGGCGTTATTCATACTTTAGGAATGACGGCATTTAGTAACACAATGCAAAAATTAATAGCCGATGAAAAAGCGAGAAATAACAGCGACGGGAACAATAAACAATAACGGTGGGTTGGCAATGTACATGGGGGAATTAAACGAGTTTTTCAAGGGTTGGAAAGGTTCCCGCATTATTGCCCGGTTTATTGTTGCGTCCCCCGGTTCGTCCGAGGCTTTGAAAGGGTATTATTTCAACTATGTTGTACCGACGTTTAAGCACGCAATTTGGGAGGCGGGCGAACGTCTTACAGAGGAACAAACCGAACGACGTTTGCGGGAATTTTCCCCGATTATGTACGTTGAACGGGTCAACGAAGAAACGGGGGTATATTCCCACGATTTGCGCACCGTGGCGGATTTGTCGAACGCCGAGTTAATCGAACATATCGAAACGCTCAAACAGATTGCCGCCGAGGAATACAATACATTTATTGACGACCCCCGAACGTTGTAGGTATGTTTTGCAAGTGTAACGGAAAACGGAAAAATTACCCGTTGGCGGGTTGGCGGATTATCCGCCACGAATACACGCCAAAGCATTACAGCCGGATAAAGTGTTTGCGGTGCGGATGCGTTTGGATTACACGGGCAAAATATGTTGAACAAACCCCCAACGAGGACGGGCAAAAAAGACTTTTTTAGTATGGAATTAAACGACAAATCCCCGATGCCGCAAGGTAAATTTAAGGGGCAACCGATGGAAAACGTACCGTATTGGCATTTGCTTTGGTTAGAGAACCAACCATATTGCCGCAAAGATGTAAAACAATACATTGAGGAAAACCGGGACGTTTTGGAGTTGGAGAAAAAGCGGGATAAATACCGCAATGAGAGCGAAAACAGTAATTAACGATTTAATATTTAAGGTTATGCAAAAAATTGATTTGAAAGATGTTTGTTTCTTTGATTGTGAAACAACCGGGGTTCCGGCAAAGGGTTTGAAATGGGATGCGGATTTTGAGCAATTCCCGCACGTCGTCCAATTGGCATGGTCGTTGGGCGATAAGGAAAAAAGTTATATTATCAAACCCGATAATTACGAGATACCCCCGGAAACAATCGCAATTCATGGTATAACAACCGAACGGGCAATTGCCGAGGGCGTGCCGTTTGCCGAGGTTGTGGACGAATTTTTAGCGGATGCCAACGCCGCCCCGCTTGTATGTGCGCACAACATTTACTTTGATAGTTCAATGTTAAAAGCAAACGTTTTGCGCTATTGTGGACGGGAATATTACGACGCACACGTTGAGGACGCATTACATAAGGGCAAACGCATTGATACAATGATGAAAACGATTAAGTTTGTCGGCGCATTGTATTCAAACGGGCGACCGGGAAAATATCCCAAATTAGAGGAATTATATAGTAAGTTATTCCCCGGCGAAACATTCCCGGCGCATGACGCATTAGAGGACATAAGGGCGTTGCGTCGTTGCGTCCCGGAATTGGTTAATTTGGGGATTATTGAGTTGGCGCAAAAGGAATACCCGGCGGAACAACTCAAAGCCCAATTTGAGCCGGAAAAGCCCAAAGGCGGGCGCAATATTGAGTTCCACGACCCCAACCCGGTAACGGAACCAATCGGAACCGGGGAACCCGCCCCGGAACCAATCCCGGAACCGGAACGCCCGGCGGTTCCGTCGAATAGTAAGACACGGGAATTGTTGGACGAAAACGAATTTTGATTAAAACCGTGCCGGGCGGGTTCCCGGCGACAAATAATATTATAATATGAACGAAGAAAAAAAAGCTGCAAACGTTATGTTGATACCAAGCGAAAAGGCGTTTGCATTGTCTAAAGTCAAGACATTAAAAGACGGCGGGTTAGACGTGCATTATGAAGTTACCGAAACAATCGGCAATGAGAGTTACACGAACAAATACCACGTCGAAAGTGCAAAGGACATACACCCCGATTTGCGGGATTGTTTCGACCGTTTGCGCCCAATCATGGGACGAATTTTCAATATTACGTCTTTTCTTTCAATGGTTGAAACGTCCGATTTCAAGGCAACCAAAAAGCAAAGCGAATTATCACGGGATTTTGCCGACGAAATGTTGAAAAACATAGAAGTTCGGGGCGTGTCGTTTTCCGGTCAAGACGATAACGTAGGGGTTGTTTTAACCGGGTTGTTTACCGTGTCAAACAATCAAAAAACCGCTATCAATTCCCCCCGCCTTAAATTCAATACGGAAACGTTCGGGTTTGAGGAAGAATTAGAAGAAATTGCCGCCGATATTGAAACCGAGGTTTACGCCTTTCTTTTCAAGGGCAAAAAGGCGCAATTGGAGTTGTTCGGGGCTGATGGCGAACCCGTACCCGGATTGAATGCCGAAAAGATAGAGGGCAACGGATTGTTCCCGAACGTTGACGACCCGGCGGACGAAAACGAGGAAAACGACGAAACCGGGGATATGTAAGGCAATGGAACCGTATTTGCTAACAGACCGGGACGAATACCAATATTGTATCAATCGGGGGTATAATCCCCTGATTGATATTCGTAACTTTAAAATGGATATTCGTTTGAGGGTTGAGATACAACGGGAATTGTTCGGACATTGTGTTTTCGGGCGTGGTGCAAATATCATGGCGGCAAATGAACGGTTTTTCCGTTGGGTTTGGGAACATAAACCGCACCGATGCGAGGAATGTTTAAAGCCATTGCGGAATTATTCCGCCGTGTATTGTTCCCACATTTTGACCCGTGGAGCATTCCCGGAGGCGGCACACGATGCAAGGAATATAAATATACTTTGCTTTGAACACCACAACGAATGGGAAAACGGCGACCGGGAACGAATGAGAATTTACCCGGCAAATATGCGGTTAATTGAGTTAATGAAAGCCGAGTATCAACAATTAAGGTTAGGTTAATGAGAACAAAAAAGAGAACCCCCGATTTTGGGGCAATTTCCCGGTCGTCAATCAAAAAAGACTTTCAGAGGGTACAAAGACACCCCGCCGAGGAAAAACGCCCGCAAATCGAAGAATTGCCAAAAATAAACGCCGAACGTCGCATTATTCATATATCTGAGGTTAGCGGGTACGCCAAATTTGCCCGTTACATTGTCGGTAAATTGGTACGACTGAAAGAAAAAGCGAACGTTGGCGGCAATTCGTGGTATTGCGAATTTGTACACGACGACGACCGGAAAGCCTTAAACATGGCGGCGGGTTGGTCTGATAATAAGAAATTGTATTTGTTGGATGGTATTAAATTCAAATAATATGAGTGTAAACAAAGTTACTTTATTGGGGCATACAGGAAAAGCCCCGGATTTTAAAGAGTTCGACAACGGCGGTTGCGTTGCGACCTTTTCGTTGGCAACCACGAAACGAGGTTTTACCACAAGGGACGGAAAGCAAATCCCGGAGCGTACCGAATGGCATAATATAGTATTGCAAAACGGTTTAGCGAAAGTTGCCAATCAGTACGTTAAAAAGGGCGATAAACTTTATATTGAGGGAGAATTAAGAACCCGGAGTTATGACGATGCGCAAGGCGTGAAACGATACATTACCGAGATTGTCGCAACCGATATGGAAATGTTGACCCCGAAAACAACCGGAGCCGGAACGCAAGCCCCGCCAACCGCACCGCCCGCACCCGCCCCGGAACCGTCGGACGATTTACCGTTTTAATCTGTTTGAGTTATGGGAGCGATAAACGGACGGGTTATTTACAGCCCAAAAGGAAAAGCCGGGGAATATGCCGAGAACGCCGCCAATTTTTACGTTGGTTGTTCCAACGGATGCACGTATTGTTATTTGCGCAAAGGGAGGGGCGCAAAAGTGTTGGGAGGCAATACCCCGGAATTGAAAAAGACGTTACGAGAATATCCATACGCATTGGATATATTTACGAATGAGTTGTTGAAGCATAAGGACGAATTGCAAAAAACGGGGTTATTCTTTTCGTTTACGACCGACCCGTTATTACCGGAAACGCAACGGTTGACCCGTCAAGCAATCGGCGTTTGTCAACGCCACGGCGTCCCGGTTAAGGTATTGAGCAAATGCGCCGAGGGTATCAATATTTTAATCGACTTTGCCGAGGCGTCCGAGGGTTGGGATAAATCCCGCATTGCCATTGGTTCCACGTTGACCGGATGCGACGAATTGGAGCCGAACGCAAGCCCAAACCGGATGCGTATAAACGCATTGGCACGGGCAAAACGCCACGGGTTCCGTACCTTTGCGAGCGTGGAACCAATACCCGTGGGAATGTTTGACCGGGCGTTTTCTGTAATTGCTTTGTCGTACCCGTTCGTTGACTTGTTTAAGATAGGGTTGCAAAGCGGTTGCAGATATACCAAGCGGGAAACATTGACGTTTTACAACGACGTGTTCGACTATTGGGAGGCGCACCCGGACAAAACGCCCCGGATATATTGGAAAGATAGTTTTGTTAAAGCGTCCGGGATTGAGCGGGAAACATTGCCCGTTTATTGTGTCCCGACAAATTGGGATTTATTCAATGAAAAGAAGTGAAATAAGGGTTGAAGTTCCCGCCGATTGTCGATTAGTTGGCATAAGGACGGACGGCGATGTTGCCGTTATCATTTACGAGCCAATCCAAAGCGTCCGGCAAATTGGATTTATCCATTACCCGGAACCAAACGACGAAAACGAGGACGAACCCGATAATAAAAAATGATTATGCAGTATAATAACAAAGATTATAAGCCGAAATTGCACGACCGTTGGCGTGCATTAACCGTTAAAAACCCGTATGCAACGCAGTTGGTAACGGCGGCGTATGAGGACAACGGAATTGTTTACGGAGAAAAATGTATTGAGGTACGCAGCAAAAACACGCCGTACCGGGGCGATTTAATGGTTTGTTCGTCCGCTAATCCGGTAATTGCCGGATATGAAAGCGGGGTAACGTTGGGGTTGGTTGAATTGTACGACGTTAAGCCCGTCGCCGAGTTTACCCCGGAAGATTGGGAAAACACACACATACCCCCGGAAAAGCGCAAAAGCATTACAAAGGGGTTCGGTTGGATGATGCGCAACCCCCGCCGGGTTGTTGAGTTCCCAATTAAGGGACAATTGGGTATCTATAATCTCGTATATACAAAAGGTTGTATTGTTGAATATCCTAAAGTTATGGTATTGGATAAAGAGGCATACAATAAAATAAAAGAAACGTATTAGTTTGTTGTATTATGGTTTAATATTATCTTTGCAAAAAAAAGATGGAAAATTGGAAGTTTATAAACGCTAATTATGAGGTTTCAGACAAAGGTAATATAAAGTCTGTAAATTATCGGGGAACGGGTAAAAGTGCAATACGAAAGCAATCTATTAGTAAAAACGGATATATGCGGGTAATATTATCAGATAATGGTAAAAACAAAACATATTTCGTTCATAGATTAGTTGCGGCGGCTTTCATTCCGAACCCGGACAATTTACCGGAAATCGACCATATCGACGGTGACCGAGCCAATAACGATGCGACTAATTTACGTTGGTGTACGAGAAAGCAAAATTTGAATTATCAAAAAGCAATTAACAATAAACGTGAAACCATGAAGAAAGTAAATACATGGTTTAAAAAAACCGGAAAAGATAATCACAATGCAAAACCCGTTTGTCAATATGATTTAGAGGGTAATTTTATAAAGAAATGGGATTGCATACATGATGCGCAAAGATGCGGTTTTAATCATGGGAATATTATTAGTTGCTGTAAGGGACGTTTAAAACATTATAAAAAATACATTTGGAAATATGAGTAAAAAACAAGTTGGAATTATCCGCAACAATGGCGACGTACATACGGCGCAAATTGGGTTCCATATCGGACGGGTTGGCGTATCTGTTTACGTCCGGGAATATTGGAAATATAAGAGTTGGTTTATTGTTCCCGGCGTGTCCGTGGATGCGGTCAACGGTTACGACCGTTACGTTGACATTGAGGCGAAAATATTGTTTGTCGGCATTGGCATACGGTTTATATGGATTAAAAGAAAGGTAAAACGATGAAAGCAAAGATTTTATTGTTATCTTTGGCAACGCTTTTGTTGGGGGCGTGTCAAAGCGAGAACGAACCAACGGAAACATTTTATTTACTTCAAAAATCCGAGAGCATGGAAGAAAGAAACGAGTTTGTAACGAATACCACGGCGGCAATGATACAGATAAACGCCCCCCGGTATAATTGCGAGATTGTCGAAACCGCATTGGCGGGCGGCGATAGGGTACGAATTTGCGTAAAAGGCGCAAAGGAAGATTTGGACGCATTGTTTGACTATGTAAACGAAGCGGGCAAAGAATGAGAGTAAAGCAACCCGAACCGTTCGACCCAAACAGAGAATACCGCCCCGGCGAACGTTGCGTTTACCGGGGTATGGTATTGATTGCCGAGATATGGACGGCGGCGGATGCACGATTAGCCAACAACAATTCCACAATGTTTGCGCAACGTTGCGTTCGCTGCAAAATCAAAAGGGAAGATTGCCCCGGAATTGGTAGGCAATGCGATAAATTCCATAGGAGCGACCGGAAAACGATTTATTGGCGTTTGTTGCGTATCGTCGGGGGATTTAAGGGCGTCGAAACATTGGAATTTAATTATAACGGAACAATTGCCGGGGTTAAGGTTGAAGCCGACCCGGATAGTAATAACAAATAAATTTTTAGAGCGATGAACAAACAAGTATTAAGCCCCTTTGATTGCGATATGTGCGCAATGATTGAGGACATAACAAAACAAGAAATTGAGGTTACGGCGTCCGATACCTCAATACGTTTGAGTTGGGCGCAAAATGGAAGCGAGGGAAACGATAAAGCCGAGGGACAAAGGATTGAGGCGTTAAAACAGGCAATCCGGGGACGATTGGGCGACCGTCTTATTGAGTTCTTTTATGCCGATGGTAGGCAGTCGGTTTTTATGAAGTACGACCCGGAGGAATACCCGGAGGAAATGCGCACCCGTTTAGTTGACCCGGACGCCACGGCGGGAACCCGGTATTGTCGCACCTCGTTAGAGGTTGACGCAATCCAATTTCGCCGGGACAATGTGGACGACGTGTTGAGGTTTACCGGAGGGGGAACCGTTGTAACGCCCCGCACACCGGACGGCAAAGCAATATTTTCTTTTCCCAATGGCAACGGCATATTCGTTGACGTGCCGGAAAGTTGGTATATTATCCGGGAATTGAACGGACGATTTACCGCACGCCCGGAAAAGGATTTTAAACGGGAATTTGAACCAAAAGGAACCCCCGCCGAGAATTACACGGAGCAACCCGCCCGTCCGGTTGTTGCTCAAATTGCCAATCTGTTTAATGAGTTGTTCGGAACAAATATTGCGTCCCGTTGCCGGAAAATGGAGGAAGAATTTAACGAGTACAAAGAGGCGGTAAAACACGCAATGCCGACATTCGACGACCCCGGACGCATGAACGCCGTAATTGATGAATTGGCAGACCTTAACGCCGTTGTATTTCATTCCGCTGCAATATTAGGCATACCGCAACGGGATTTGTTGGAAATGGCATACGACAAAGTAAAAGGACGCCAAACCGACCCAAATTATAAACGGACACACCCGCACGAACCGAACAAAGGTTGCGGCGATTGTTCCAATTTCATGTATGAGGACGTAAACGGGAACGGTTATTGTGAGGCGTTCAAATCTGAACAAAGGTGCGGGAATTTACGTTGCCAAGAATATAAACCCAAAAAATAATAGAGCGATGAAAGAAAAAAGTTTTGCACAAGAATTGGCGGCATTGATTAACCGCCACGGTATCGACGCCAAAATGAATACGAACGATTGGATTTTAGCAGATGTTGCCATTGATGCGTTAAACGCATACGGGAAAGCCAACCAATTACGGGAAAAAATGGCAAACGCCCCGGAACCGGGGAAAGACGATTGCGATTGCCCGGCGTGTACATTGCGCCGAGCCTTACAAGGGAAAGCCCAACCCGGCGGGAAAGAATACAGAAAACCGGAGGCGTTCGACGTACCAAAAGAAGTGGAAGCAATGGCGGCGTTCTTTGCTGATATGTTCCCCGGTTCCGAAATACAAATCCAACGGGTCGATTTGAAAAAGAACCCCCGGAACAAATGCCGGGCAAAGAATAAACGGAAAGGAGGGCGACGCAATGAAAAATAAATGTTCGTCGGAAATTCCCAATATGCCGACCGGATGCGCCCCGGATAATCGACGCCCCGAAAAGATATGCGGAACGTGTCGATATTTTAACCCGGAATTTCCGGTAAATGGAAAGCCCGCCCCGGTATGTTTGGCAATAAAGGAAATGAAAGGGGGAACGGAATACACCAACCCCCGTGGAACGCAACATTATTTTCGTTGCTCAAATGGGAGATACGAAAACGGTATAGGACAATAGGCATAAAAGCCCCGGAAACAAAGCCGGGGTTTTGCCGTTTATGTACATGAGATAACAAAGGTTTGGCAATGCACCGGAAAAGCCGTAAATTTGCCCGTGGTTGAAAGATAACCATTAAGACGATAAAAGTATTGAGTTAATAACAAAAGCCTCTTAAAATGGAAATTCCCCGCAAATAACTTGCAAACGAAAAACATTTATTATCTTTGCAAAAAAAAGATATGGAAGTTTGGAAAGATATATCCGGTTTTGAGAATTACCAAATATCCAATTATGGTAATGTAAAAAGCCTCAATTATGGAAGAACTGGAAAAAGTAAGTTGCTAAAGCCAACAGTAAGCGGTAAGGGCTATTTGCAGGTAAGGTTATATAAGTCCGGCAAACTAACTGCATTAATGGTACATAGATTAGTTGCAATGGAATTTATTCCAAATTCAAATAATTGGAAACAAATAAATCATAAGGACGAAAACAAGTTTAATAATAATGCCAATAATTTGGAGTGGTGCGATAATCAGTATAATAATACATATAACGGCAAACATAATAAAATTGCTAAAGCTGTAATACAACGTTCAAAAGCCGGAAACGAAATTGCCCGGTATAAATCCATAAGGGAAGCGGAAAGAAAAACGGGAATAAAAAATATAACGATTACCCGATGTTGTAAAGGAGTATATAAAACGGCGGGCGGCTATGTATGGGAGTACGATTTGACAGCAAAGGAGGTTTGACTATGAAAAAGAGAAAGAAGCCATTAGGCTATAATAAACGTTCCGAGGAACAACGAATTTACGACATTCGGTTTTGTTCCGATTTGTTTTTGCGTGGGTATTCGTACCGGGAAATTGCGGACGCATTGAACCGGGATTTGTCCGCGCGTGGAATGGGTTATACAATAACCTTTCAAATGGTTTATTACGATTTGCAACAATGCCTTATTGAGTGGAAACGGGAACGGTTGGATAATATCGACGAATACGTTACGCAGGAATTGCGCAAATTGGATAAAATGGAGCAACAAGCATGGGAGGCGTGGGAAGCGTCGAAAACCGGAAAGATGCGCACCAAAGAGAAAACCAACAAAGGGCGACCAATCAAAACCGATGCCGAGGACAGCGACCCGGAATATTACGGGTACAATGAAACCGCAACCGAAACGTCCGCCGGGAACCCCCGGTTTTTGGATTTGCTTTTGAATATCCAACAACGCCGGGCAAAGATGTTAGGGTTTGACGCACCCGTTAAAATTGAGATACCCGGATATAACGCCACGACCGACGACGATAAACCAAAGTACGACGTTAAGGCAATCCCGGACGATATGTTGTTTGCTTTGGCTGATAAATTGCAGTCCGCCGAATATCAAAAGGCATTGTTGGAGAAAGGAGGGGCGCAATAATGGCAAAGAGAATAACCGCACCCCGTCCGGGAACCAAGCAACCGGAATGGCAAACCGAGATTTGCGATACGTGCCGTTTTTCCGAATGGATAACGGACGACCATAGACACCGGGATTTAAACGGGAACCCGATTTGTTTACGTTGCCCGCATTACGAATTTTACATTGTCCGAGGTCGCCGGGCGTGTTCTAAATGGGAGAAAGGAGCAAAGCAATGAACAACGAACAATTATTGCAGATGTACGACGCAATCCGGCAACAACCGGATTTGCTTGTTAAAGCCGCCGCCCGTAAACGCCTTATCAACTTTGCCCGGTATATGCAACCGGATTTAGTATTAGAGCCGTTCCACGTCGTTTATTATACGTTGTTGGATATGTTCGCACACGGCAAAATACGAAAGATGATTGTACAACAACCGCCCCAACATGGCAAATCGGAGGGGTCGAGCCGTAAATTACCCGCATTTATGTTGGGGTTAGACCCCGACCGCAAAATATGTATCGGTTCGTATGCGGCGACAATCGCACGGGATTTTAACCGGGATGTTCAACGAATAATCGACACGCCCCGGTATCGTGAATTATTCCCCGGCACGTACTTAAATGGGTCGAACGTCGTAACAATGGCTAATACCTATTTGCGCAATTCCGATGTTATCGAAATGGTCGGGCGTAAGGGGTCGTTGCGTGTCGTCGGTCGTGGCGGTTCGCTGACGTCTAAAACCGTGGACGTTTCGATATTGGACGACGTGTATAAGGATTACGCCGAGGGTAACAGCCCGATAGTACGGGCGGCGGCGTGGAAATGGTACACGACCGTTGTGCGCACCCGTTTACACAACGATAGTCAAGAATTGATTGTATTTACCCGTTGGCACGACGACGATTTGATAGGGCGCATTGAAAAGAGCGGCGAAACGATTATTGATGTTAAGTGTTGGGCGGATTTAGAGAACGTAACGCCGGGGGCGTGGGTGCGCATAAATTTTGAGGGATTGAAAACCGGGGAACCGACCGAGATAGACCCACGGGAACCGGGGGCGGCATTATGGGAAAGCCGACACAGTAAGCAAAAGTTGGAAGCGCAAAAAGCATTAGACCCGGTACAATTTCAATGCCTCTATCAAGGCAACCCCGGTTCCGCCGAGGGTCGATTATATCAACCGTTCAAAACATGGGTTGAAAAATCCGATTACGGCACGTACATACGTTCCGGCGCATACATAGATGTTGCCGATGAGGGGGACGACCTTTTGTTTGCCGCCACGTATGACGTTTATAAATCGGACAACATGATTTTCAACGAGAAAACAAAGCGTATGGAACCGTTGTTATTTGCTTTAATTACGGATATGGAAATGACGGACGAAAATACGGACGTTACAACCGTAACCGTTCCGGCAATGATTAACAGGAACGGCACGCAAAAAGTATGGGTTGAGAGTAACAACGGCGGTGCGGGTTACGAAAAGGTTATTAAAAAGAAAATGCGGGCAATGACAGACCCGTTTTATCAAGGCGGCAATAAGGAAAGCCGGATAATTACGGCGTCCGCAATGGTAAATCAAAGTATTATTATGCCGTTCGGTTGGGAAACCCGGTACAAAGCGATTTACGACCATGTTACAACCTTTTTGCGCAATTTCGATGCGAACACGCACGACGACCCGGAGGACGGATTAACCGGGATTTACGAAAAAGAGATTGCCGACGGTAATATACAACCATACGCACACGCAAATCGGGGCGTTAAACGTCGTAACTAACAATTTAATTGAGATATGCAAGTTTATAACGGAAAAAGTTTATAACTTTGCAACGTAGAAGTAATACAGAGGGCAAAGGGACAGCCCAACGAGGTAACAAATGTAATTTTTAACGTTAAAATTTAAAGAGTATGATTACTTGTAAGTGTCCGGCGGCGGCTTCATTGCCCGATATTCCCGCCGTTAAATGTGCCGAAAGTTTCGGGCAAATTCAAAAGGTAGCATTTCAGCGTCTTACAAAGGACGACGGAAACAAAAACAGTTTTACCAAGGAAAAGGCAATTACTTTGTTGGCTTCATGGACGCCGTTATTGACGGCGGCGGATAGTACCAAAATTGTTGTTTCCCCGTATATCCAAGCCCCGACCAACGAAGCCGGAGCCGCCCGAACCTTTGGAGGTGGTAACGAAACATTGGGAGGCGTTGAGGAAATTATAGGGCGTGAACCGAACCCGTTCACGGGTGTAATGCGTAAAATCCCCCAATCAGTAATTAAGGCAATGAAAGAATTGCAATGCGAAAGTTGGGCGGACAATTTGGGCGTCTATCTGTTTGATGAAAACGGAAGTATTGAAGCTATTCAAGACGAAACGACCCCGACAACGTATTATCCTATTCCAATTCGTTCTTTGTTCATTGGCGACAAAACGCATGGCGGATTGGAAGCCCCGGACAGCAACGCAATACAATGGGCGTTTTTGCCGAACTATTCGGATGACCTCACAATTGTAACCCCGGATTTCAACCCGCTAACCGATTTGAAACCCGCAAACGGTTGACGATATGGCGGCAAAGGTTACAAAGGTTAAATTAATTTGTCCGCCGCATGGTTTAACCGATGAATTTGAGATTAAGCACGCCGAAAGGTTGTTGCGGATGCCAAACAACGGCGGTTGGCAGTTACCCAAAGACAGCGATTTTAAATTTACCAACGACAATGGGATTGAGTATAAACGAAATAAAAAAGCGGATAACGGAGCCGAAAAAGCGCAAAACGATAAATAAGGCTATTTATCACCAACAGCGCATTAATTTTCACGCCCGCACCCGTATAACGTCGTTTGACATTTGCCAACCGATAACGGATTTTATGGCATTTGTTTCTAACCTATTGCCGCATGATAAGTTTAAGATGTTCAAAACATTGTTCCGTTACCCCGTTAAGACAAACGAGGTAACGGGCGTTTG